TGGACATATAAATCTCTAGACAAATACATGTTCTATCAACATGCAAGAAATGATAGACTTAATTATTGGCCAGCAGATACTGTGTCTAATTACAATAGAGAGAATCTAACTCTGACAAAAAAAGTAACTCTTTTCAATACATCACATATCAAGGCTAATAACCTTGCAAATGAAATCGGATACGAATTACATGAATCGGCAAAAGATGTCGTTGATCTCTGGAAAAGCTACGAACTACGATAGCGTACTTTTTTTAGCATGCAACGATATAAGAGAAACGCTATACACTCTTAACGCAATCGAGATCGATGCTCGAGCTATCGACTATGATCCAAAGTTTGAAGACTACGACCTATATGAATGTAAAGACTTTGTGTTTGATGAAGTCAATTTGGATGCTGAGCTAGTAGTTCATATGAACTGCGAGAAGACATTTCCATTTGATAGGACTGGAGATGTTATATTGATTGGCGATGATGAACACCACAATGGTGACTGCAAACCAATACTAAGCTGCAATCAATTAACATACATGTACGATGTCAAAGAAGTATACGAAGAACACGTTATAGAATATCATGGAAAACATTACTACATTGTTTGGGGTAGAATGTAATGCAAATTGAATACTCAAGAATAGTTAAATGGTTTAGATATAACCATCCAAACAAGATGGACAGGCTTTGGGATAGTCTATCACCGAATCAAATTATTGGCAAACAGTGGTTAGTTAATAGTTTACAAAACGTGCAGATTCCTCGCGATGAGAACGGCCAGTTCAGAATAGAAATTGTAGGCGGTTGGTATGGCTATCCACTTATTGATCTTCTTATGACAGAGTACCCAGGCCAAATCAAAGAGATAGACATATTTGAATTAGATGAATTTGCTACAAAGGTTATCTACCGCTATAGCCAGATCTTTGGACATACTAACGTTAGAATATTTCACCAAGACTATTTCACATACCAAGAAACTCGACGAACTCATATGGTAATTAATACCAGCTGTGAACACATGTGGGATATGTCTCACAATAAAGAATGCTATGAATCACCTGATAGAACTCTCTTAGTATTGCAATCAAACAATAAGAGAGATGAGATAGAACATATTAACTGTGTAGATAGTTGCCAAGAACTATTAGAAAAGAATGAGTTGAGTGAAATACATGGCGATTGGAAAAGAATGAATCAAGGTACGCCAGATAAATTTATTCGGTTTATGGTTATGGGTAAATGGAAATAGTTTTAGTAAACACTCCGCCCGCGTACGGACAGCAGGTGTGGGTGGATAATATTAAGCATATGCTTGATAATAATAACAGGGAGTACGATACTATTCATGTCATGGATAGCGTGGTATATGGTGGTGTTTACGATAAGCTTCTTTTGTTTGATCGTTTTCGGACGGGACAATACCTGTATTTTGATCTCGACATTATTATCAACGGCTCTATCGTGGATCTTTATACTAATAAATTTACGCTACTAAACGCATGGTGGAGAGAACCATTTCATACACCGTTGAATAGTTCTATTATGTCATGGTGTGGTGACCATTCATATATCCACGACAAATTCGCAGAAGATCCAGACTACTATATGGTAAAATATCACAAAGGCATTGATGAATATATTTACAAAGAAATTGAATACGAAACATATGAGAAAGTCTGTGATTCGTATGTTTATGGTGGAGGTGAAATGCCTATTACACTATACAATCATGCAAGGGATAAGCTATGGGAACACGAGTGTTCGCTGTCAGAATAGGCGATAGATACGATCAAAAGGTTGAAGACTACATCAACTCTAAACTCGATAACGTAACGTGGATTCGAGAAGAAACTATAGGAAAGCTACAGTGGAATAAGCTTGTTCCTATGGGTATGGATATTGATGAGCCTGTTTGTATTATCGATATCGATATTGCATTGATTGGTAATTATATGGATATGATAAACTATCCGATTCATAAAGGAGAATTTATTGCAGCACAAGCGTGGTGGAGAGATACCGAAGACCGAAGGTATAGGCTACAAGGATCATTCCAAAAGTATTATCCAAAAGATTGTAAGTATATCTACGATAAATTTGTTTCAAATCCAGAGTACTGGATGGAATACTATATCAAAAACGGGACCACTGTAGGTCCCGTAAATGGTGAGCAATATTTTGTACAAGATAGTGTAGAAGAAAGACTAGAGCTAAATTATTTACCAGACTCGTGGATTTGCCGTTGGGAAAACTTTGCAGAATACGATGAACAATTTATTCGTAATGCTACAGAATACTACCCTAAAGATTGGCTATACGAAGATGGGAAGTTTAATCCTGACGTTCGCCTTCTTCATTTTCAAGGGTCGAATAAACCTCATAAAGAAGCGCTAGAAGCTCGAGGGTGGTAGTAGCTTTTCTCATCTTAGCTTTCCACTGACGATTCTTTGAGTTCTTTACTTCCTGAAGTTCAAAGATTTCAAGCTTAAGCTTAAAGAACTTTTCCTGATCATTGCCTACTTCCTTGATTGCTTCTAAAGTAATATCACCCTGTTTCATGGTTTGGCCAGCGCCAATCTCATAACCTTCAGGAATGTCATCCCATCTCTTATCAATAATAGCAGTTAGCGCGTCATAGTGCGTAAGAAACTCGGTCATATGCTTATGACCTTGAGCTTCATGCTTATTGAATTCTACATAATTCTTTTCTAAGTCTTCAATAGTAAACTGTTTTAGTATTTGCTTTACTGTCTTATCTTCTGGATTAAACGTAACATGTTCAACATAATGCATGTCAGCTTTTTTATCATCCCATTCATAGCGAATAAGACTCCTTGAAGTATCAGTAAATCTTGCGGTGTCTAATTTTTTCATGTTATCCTCATGACAGGTTAAAGTAATATGTTGTTTGTGTTACAGACGATCCTGATGGAGTACTAAACGTTTGATAGTATGGATTAGAAAACTGATTAGTATTAGTTGTCGCAGTTTGTTTAGTATCCGTAAAGGTACCTTTATTAGTGCCACTTGAGCTTGTTGCAACCGAGTATTGCAAGTCACCGTTATCCACTCTGCGAGTCAAGGCTGGCAACAAAACGTTTTGAACAAGATTTGAACTCTCTATAATCGTTCTTTCTTTTAGATTGTCAGTGTCAAGTCCGAGTGGAAATATATCTGATCCCGGAATTGAACTTAAAGATCTCTTAAGCCAAAGCTTGGTGACAGTTGATCCATTTGAGTATGTAGTATCAGTATACCACGTGCCTTTATCATCCCATGTACCAGCGCCACCACTACTCGGTGCACCAGTAGAAACTCTATATGATCCTACCTCATCACCTGTCTTCATATCTGTAATACATTGAGCGATGAGATCTGCGTAAATATCTGCTTCTAGATAAGCTGTTCTAATATCACCACCAGAAGTATAGTGCACATAACCATCAGTGTCATGAACTGATCCAGCAGGAAAACTTGGAAACGTTCTATCTTGCTGAAAGGAAAAGTTAGCATCAGTTTCAGTTCCAATGCCGGGCGCAGAAGGATAACCTGTTACACCGGGTGTCGAACCATTTCGTTCATTTTGGTTCATTTGCTGTGTAGAGCTCGTATCAGATGCAGTTCCAATTACTGTGAGACTACTTCCGACTGAAACATAACCATCTCCACTTCCAGCTAACTGACTGGCATATGCTACACGCAAATAATATAGAAGCCGATCCAAATTAGCATCGGTCATTTCTTGCAGATTTCCTGCTTGTAAGCTTAGTGGTCTTACCATTCTATTGTCCGGGCCCGAATATAGTTTTTAGAGTTGCTCCAGCTGCATTCTTGATTTTAAGCTCTGTGCGAGTTGCAAATACGTGTGAAGTGATTGTATTAGCTTGAATACGAAACTGGCCACCGGCCGAATCAAAAGAAATTTGCTGACTAGAATCAACATATGTTGCAAACAATCCTTTCATTTCAGCAGAATCATTTAGATTAGCATCTACAATAGAATTAATATCGTTAATAGCTGCAACTAGATTATTTTTAACATTTGTGCTTAGTGAAGATAGGGTACCGATACTTGAATCCAAATTATTAGAAGCAGTAACAAGATCAGAACCACCTGCCGAAAGCAATGCAATATCGCCAACGTGACTACCGATTGTATTTGTTTTCGTAACCCAGGTAGAAACCGGATCCGATAGGTTAATTACTGTTACTGCCATCTTTATCCTCTACAAGTTTCATGAGCATTTTTTTAAGTTGATCAACATCATTAGCTAAACTTTGAATTTGCTCTTGCTGCTCTCTCCACACTTTTTTTCTTCTTCTAGCTTGATTAACCTCACTGGTATTAACATTTAAGATGACACCATTACTAGTTCTTACTAAGTCTGGATGGCCATCTACTCGAGTGTATTTATTCATTATGTTACCATAGCAATTGTTCTAAGATCTTTAATGATTGGAATCTTAGAAGAGTTAGTTGAGTTCATCACGATTTTAACTTGGAACTTAGTGAATGCATCAAGGAATCCGCCCTGTCCACCCGGCATATACTCGTAGTCTCTAAAGATAGCAGGGTTATCATCAGGTGGATTGTTTGAGAATTCTTTAACTTCAACCCAGTTAATTTCATCAAAGTTTGTTTCACCAGTTCCTACTTTGTAATACACATCAAATGTACCTGTCAAAGGCCTGTGAGCTCCAAACAAGATCTTCAATCCTACTGCTTGTTCTTCAAGTGTTACCGGAACAGTAACGTGCTTTGCTGCAGAAGTGCCTTGGCTAGGATGAGTTTCTTGTACAATTGAAATCGGTACGTTAAATCCGTTCGTATTATTTGAATCTTGTTTATCGATAACATTTTCAAATGTAGTAATAGAAGCTCTTTGTAGATCTACGATCGGTGTAACTTTATCATCTTGAGTTGTTAGTGTTAACTTAAGTGTAGTTGACTTAGCTCCAGATAAAGCTGCTTCATTTGAATCACTGAAGATCGCTTGCGGTTCATCATTAGTATTGAAGTCATTTAGAAGTACAGTTCCGAAGTTTGTATCTTTTGCTCGGCTATATCCAGTTGATGTATTTCTATTGTTAGCGTATGATGCACCGTTTGTTAGTTTAATTTGCGCAGTAATGTTAGTTTGATTAGGAATCAGTGTTTGAATATTTGGTACGTAATTATCAAACATCATATTCTGAGTTGCAAGCAAGCCGTCACCGCCTGTTCTAACACTGGCAGTAGCAGCAGAGTCTGCTTCAAAGGTATAACCTGTCCAATCAACTGATGTTACTGTTCGAGACCCGGTCATCATGGATCCAATGATACCGCCATAAAAAGTACTAGAGTTAATGTTCGGGAATCTAACTTTGTCATTTTTGATAAAGCCATGACAAGGTTGGAATACTCTTACAGTCGCATCGCCTGCAGTTGTCAACAGCGCGTTGTTAAACAATGGTACGGCTGGCACTGAAGCATTTTCAAGAATAGCATCACCGGATGTATTGAACTTAGCTCTATATAACTTAAACATTAAGTCTTTAGACTGATCTGGTGTCCATGTAAATCCATTCTGAGAAGTAAATAGAGAACCTAGTGTAGGTTGCCTATTGACTCGAGCTTCAGTAGATCCTAATACGAAATCATAAGTTTCGGCGACATAGGCATTGTATTCAATAGTTTCCGCTTTAAGAACAAATGCATATTCTCTATCAGGAAGAAGATAGACTGGCTCAGGAAATTCAAATGTAGTAGGTGCTGCTCTTACTGCAGACATACTATTAATGTCTGTCGGCAAATTGACATCAGCCGGTGAAACATATGCATAAGCATCTGGAATATGAATTGAGTTAGGTATGCCATTCTCGACACCTCTCAACTCGCCACGGATAGGAATCACTGAATCTTTTGTTGAGAGGAATGCTTCAACCTTAGTGACAAATATACCGTTAGGATTTTCTTGTCCATTGATGAAGAATGTTTGAGCTAGTGGATCTCCAGCTCCTCCACCGTCGCCACCATCGCCGCCGCCGTCATCTTGAGGAGGTGGAGGTGGTCTATTAATAAGAGTAAGCCTTTGCTCGATTCGAGTATTTCTAACTGTTCTTTGTCGAGTTTCTAGAACTCCAGAAGAAGTAAATACATTTGATGTTTTAGATAATGCGTCATTATCATTTCCACCTGTAATATCTAGAAGTTTAAATAATTTACTGCCTGTCCGGAATTTAAGAGATGAATTACTTGGAATAATAAACGATCCAGTGAGTTGTCCTTCAGCATTACTAATTAGGTCAGTTGCTCCACTTGGATGAGAAGTATTATTTGTGTAAGTATTTCCATCATCACCGCGGCGTCTTGACCATGTTTTGAATGTCTCACCTCGAGTATATGCATCAATTGCAATATCATTGAAATATGAGAAATGCTTAGTATTAGGTCTTAATCCTTCGGCCTTAAAGAATACTTTCTTTGATCTCATGAATGGAATGATTTGTACATCAATAACTTTATCAGCAATAACTTCTCTTCGAGTTGTTACACTACCTCTAACAGTAACTGTATTACCACTCGGCCTGCCGATCCAGCTATTTCTCCATGCACCAATACTGTTAACTACTCGTGATCCACCATTTACAATCTTATTGACATTAACGATTACGTCGGGAGCATATCTAGTTTCAACCCATTCATCAGATGCAGGTGATAGTCTCATTACTCCGTTGTGAGTAATAACTGCGAATGGATTAACATTAAGCGTTCCTGTTGCTAGATCCTGATTAACAAACTCTTTTTGTTCAGCAATAGGAAGAATTACTAGATCACCTTTAAGAGTGGTTGAAGTTCCTGCGTCTGCAGAATCAAAAAGCATTCTAACATTTCTAACATGTTGTTCAGGTGTAAGTACACCTTCAAGATCATCAATGACTGCTCTATATTCGCCTCTATCGATTGCAGAGAAGCTATAGTCTTTAAAGTTATCAACCAAGAAACCTGCTTTTGTTCTTGCATTTCCTGAAGAATCTAGAACAGAAAGACTTGATGTGTTGAGCTCTAAAAGACTTAGAGTAGTTAGTTCTTGAAGAGTATCAATTCTTTGCTCAAGCTCAGCGATATCTGACATTGTAAATCGCTTATTAGGAATGATTGCAGTAGATAGATCTGACTCATTCAGTGTAAAAGGATTCAAGTCGATATTCATAAGAAGCATAGAGTTTGTAGTAACAGCCGGTTGTTCAGGATCTAGATCAGAAACACCAGTCAATACTTCGACTTTGCCGACTTGATACCCTGCAGAATTTTTTCTTGTGCTTTCAGCCGTTGCTACTAGCCTATCTCGTCTTGGCATATAGTAAGTGATATCGCCAGTAAATGTTTCAGTGTTTGTTGGGAGAAGATTAATAAGCCCAGCACCGCCACCACCGTCAGAATCATATCCGTGACCAATCCCACCGAGAAGAGATCCAGTCTTAGTTGCAACAGGTCTGAAGTCAGCTACATCTCTTAGAGGAACTGACTGTCCATCATTTTGCTCGTATGTAGGAATATCTTTATATGGAACTGTTGCAGCAGGATATGATGTAACATCAAAGAAGTTTCCACTAGTATGAGTGAAGTGTTTAAATCTTACATAGATATCGCCTGCCGGCGCAGACAAGCCACCTTTAAGAATAAGTTTACCGAATCCATAGTAATTATCTCTTTGACCATTATCTAGTATCCAGTTCTGAGAAATGTCAGCGCCATCTGAATCTGTAATCTTTACTGCATCAAGACTAAAGATGTCAGTTTTGTCTAGATCAATAAACTCCTGACCAGCGGAATCAACATTCGCGTCTGTAGGCCATGTAATAGTGATATTGGTATCATTAAGAACTTTAGTACGTACAGTAGGAGAAGGCTTACTTACTTTGGCCAGAATTTCTAGAGTTTTACTTGCTGATGCACCAGTAACGTTAAACGCAGTCTGTGATGCATCTGTAAAAGTAATAGTAGGAGACTCAATAGGTCCATCGGTTGGAGCAATAATCCATTGACCGGTATTCTCGAAAGTTCCTGATGTTACGGACACACTGGCAGTTGAAGCTCCAGCGCCGTCAGTCGCGACAGTGTATCTTTCTTGAACCGAGATAGCGTCATATGAAGTACCTGTTTGTGTAGGTCTGACTCTTGGTAGAGGAAATAGCAAATCGTTTTGTGCAGTATTTACTAGTTGAGCTACACCATCTACAAGGTTAATATCAAAGTAAGAAGTTGCGCTTGTTCCGATTGACTTGGCAGATCCAAATGATTTACCAGCGGCCATGCGAATATCGAAAAGATAATACCGATGGAATGCACCATCTTCTTCTACTGCTCTAACTCTACATGTACCTAAGAAGTCACCGCCATAAGTTATAGCAGATCTAATCTCAAGTCTTTCAAATGCTGAGATATTAGGAAGACCTTTATTAGTGCCGCCTAACACATAGTTTCCGTATTGCACAACTACAGCTTCATTTTGAATCGCTACTGTTTCTTGTGCTTTTGATACATTAATTTTTTCAGCAGGCATTTCTAGGCGGTAACCATCAATATAGACAATGCCATCAGTTACTTCAAGCTCTAGAGTTGAATCGTTGAGATCATTGAATTTAGCATTAAAGGGTTTGACAATATAGTCGCCAGACTCTTCTTTTGTTCTTAGTGCTAAAGTATCATTGAGTATGTTATAAGAGTTTGCTGTAGTAGTAGTGTCAGTAATTCTACCACCGTTAACTTTAGTCAAGAATATAAAGTTCTCACCAGAAGAAACTTGGTCTCTAGTTGTTAGCACAAGCCTAATGCGGTATCTATCAGCACCAGGAGCAGCGATGTTAGGAACAGCACCTTGATTATCATAGAGTGCAGTATCATCATCAATTGACACTACATCTTCTACAAGCTTAAATCCTACATCGAAAGTTCCATCAAGCGTGTATTTAGCTAAGTCAATTTGCTGTTTTTCGCAGAATACAAAATGTCCTTGTGCAAAGAAAACACCTTCTGCAATTGAGAACCGAAGGCCTTGACCGGATGCACCAGATGAAGCAGTAATCATATCATATGCTGAGCCTAGTCCAGCATTTTGTAGAGTATTACTGTTTCCAATAGTAACCGGCGATGAACCTGAAGTACCAGCTGACGTAGAAACATACTGAACAATGAGTGTATCAGGATCTGAACCAGTAGCTGGAATCACTTCTAGTACTTTAACAATAAGCTGTGGGTTAGGAGATGCTACTGTAAAGTCTTTACCGATAATATCTGCGGTGTTAGTCGGCAGTTGTCCTCCAGCAAGCTTAACAAAATTGACATTGCTTAAAGTTAAACCTCCGGGCTTAACCATCCCGCCTTCTCTAAAGATATTATTTCCAAATCTTTCAACTTCTTTTTGGATAATAGTTTGAAGCTGCGTAAGCTCGCGAGCTTGCAACGCTTTACCCGAATTAAATAGAATTCGATGGTAATTATCGCTATCTCGAAAGTCGTCTTTATATGTTGTATTGAACGTAGTTGTAGTTAGATTTGTTGCCATTCTTTACACCGTTATGATAACTTTAATATCTTCTGTCTGAGCTGACGACCGAATAACACGAGCCCGGTTTTCAATATAGAGTACATCACCTGAGTAAGCATCTACTGAAGAGTATTTATCTCCGCTATCAATAGTGGCTGAGCCAGATCCAGATCCCGTGATCGTTTCGCCGTCAGAAAACACACCGGCGATGCTATTACTATTTTGATGGAAGAAAATCTTATTGCCACTTGCGCTATCGAGTTCATCAACAAAGGCTGTAGCTCCAGATGTTCCACCAGTTATAACTTCATCTACAGCAAATCCAGCAGCAGATATTGTAGTTGTAATTGTCATAAACCTTGAAGCTTTAGAGCTATTGCCAGTAAATCGAGGTCCTGCCACAGCGCTATCAGTCAAGTCTAAGTTCTTTAAAAGAAGGATTTGTCTAAAATCGTTAGTGATATTGAATGTGTCACCTTCTGCACCAGAAGGTTTAATGTTAAACATCACTGACGATGATTTCAAATCTTTAATAGATGAAACACCGATTCCTTCTGCCGTAGATAGGATAGGTCTTAGGCTAGCATTTCCACTCACTGTTGCACTAGCATAATCATATCCAGATCCTAATCCGCCAGATTCATTATCCATTTCAACTTTGACGATTGTTCCGCCAGAAATTGTTGCAGTCGCTGAAGCTCCAGATCCATTCCCTCTAATTGTAATCGCAGGAGCTGTAGAATAACCACTACCACCATTTACAATGTCAAATCCTAGGATAGCACCTTTCCTTGCAGTGTTTTGAACATTCAACTGTTGCAATTCAAAAGCATTTGCTGATGAAGAATCAATCGTTATGTTTTGAACCGGTAAGAAACTGGATGAAAGAAATGTACCAGCTCTAGAAGCAGAGATCGCATACATTAGTTTCCAAACATAACCATCTGAAGTTTTAAACGCTTCAACCTGATTAACTCCGGCATCGGTGAAGCTAGGTTTTACAATAGATGGGTTAGCTGTACCAGTTGCATCTTTACCTTGTTGTAGGCAAATGTAAATCTCTTGATCTTCAGTCATTACATAATATACGTTTGTAGGATAACCAGTTAGATCATCTCTCCAGGCTGAATATATTGTACCTGAGGTCCAGTTATTTCTAGGGATAACAAATGAAGTACCTGTAATTTTTTTGACCGATTGCAAGTTTGATCGTGCTTCTCTCTCTTCTTCTAGAGATCGAATTGGAGTGATGACAGTGTCGGAGCTATCATAAGCATCAGCTTTACCAATACCAATAAAGTATTCGTTGGTATCTGTGCCGTCAGTAACTTCCTGAAACAGAAGATCTGCAAATTTTTGTTTTAATGAGTCTGTTGCTATCGCTACCATATTATGCCACCGTTGTTACTGATTGGTTGCCTACGAGGAACCAGTTGGAACCATCCCATATACATTGTGCTCCTTCGTTTTGAGCAATTGCGAAACTATTATTGGTACCAAAACTTGTAGGCGTAATTGTTGCGGTACCGGCACCTTTGTTTGTAAAAATTTTATATTCTCCAGTTGTTGTTCCATCTGGAAGTCCTACTGCAAGAGCTGTACCTTTATTACAAATGATATAAGTTGCAGATTGAGATGCATTACCATCCGCGCTAATCTCAACAGCTTCTAAAGCTAGCTTGCTAACTTCAACCGAACCGGTGCCTTTAGAGTTGAGATTAAGATTAACATTTGTATCTCCACCCGATGCATTAAC